CATACTTTTGCCCATCTCTCCGTCGTCGGAAGCGGATTTTTTCGGATCACTCGTGGGGAAGGAGCCGGAGCCGAAACCTTCGAACTCGGCCCCGGCGACACCATCGAAATCCCAGCCGAAACCGTGCATGCCGTCCATGCAATCACCGCTGGGACGTGGCTGTGTATACACAGGACGGACGTTACCGACCTCGCAGAAATAGACAAATCGCTTATTCACCAACCCGCAACCGACCATGCGCCACATCATCAAGATCGGGCAAAACGTACCCGTGCTGCCCCTGCACAACGCGATCCTTCGTAATCCAACGCTCTGGAACAGATATCCCGAGCGCAGTTTTCAAGGTTCGCCGCACGAGGATATCGATGACATCTGGGTGCGGTGCCGCGCTCGATCTGCCTGGGACCCGAAGCACCCGGAAAAGTTTATGGGCGTGCATGATTCGGTGTGGTATCCCGAATACCACGAACTCAAGAGCGCGATCGATCCGATTCTTTTCCCGCTCGCAATGAACGTGCAGGCCGACCGAATTGGCGGCATCCTGATCACGCGCGTGCCGGCGGGCAAATCGGTGAAGCCGCACATCGATCCGGGCTGGCATGCCAGCTATTACGACAAATACGCGGTGCAGGTGGCGGCGACGCCCGAGCAGAAATGGTGCAATGAAGACGGCGAAATGGTCACACTGCCCGGCGATGTGTACTGGTTCGCAAACAACGTGCCACATTGGGTTACGAACGAAAGCGCGGTTGATAGAATCACGATGATCGTTTGCTTGCACCACGCAAAGTCGATCCCACAGACGACATAGGAGCAAGCATGCCATTCGGATACGTGAGCGCAGGCCTGGGAGCCGCCAGTGCAATCAAGTCGCTCACCAGTTCCGGGGGCGGCGGTCAAGGCCCTACGCCGGCCGGCTGGGTGGCGAACGCACAGGGGCTGACCCAGTTGGAGGGTGCGCTCAACCCGCAGTTGAACCCTCATAACGCCTACGCGGACCAGTATGCGTTGCAGATGGACCAAGCGAGCGGCTTGCAAACGCAAGCGCAGCAGATGGCGGGTCAGTTCAATACGGGTGCACAGAATCTCACCAATCAGCAGAACGCATTGTCGGGGCAGATCACCGACGCTGCGAACGCCTATCTGAACTCGGGCAATCAGGCGCAGTACATGGCTGCCATGGGCGGGCTCGTGCCTTCCTACTACGGGGCAGGCAACAGCGCGTTCAACCTGGGGAACATGCTCCAGAACCAAGCTGGGCAGGCGCAAGGCTATGGCAACCAGATCATGAATCTGGCACTCGATCCGCAGCAGGCCCTGTTCAACCAACAGAATCAGTTGCAGCAGCAGCAAGCGCTTGCGAGCCAAGCTGCGCGCGGCATTGCGACCTCGGGTGTCGGCGCCGGGCTGTCGAACGACGCGACGAACAATTTCCTGATCAACTGGCAGAACCAGCAACTGGGGCGTGCCACGGCAGGTTTGCAAGCCTACGATGCCAACAATCAATCGATCGCCGGGCTCGCGCAGGGTGCGAACCAGTCGTACACCACCGGGTTGCAGGACTACACGACCGGCGCCGGGCTGCCCTACAACGCGGCGCAGACGGTGTACAACAACAACCAAGCGGCTTATGGCAATCAGCAGAACGCGCTGACGGCGCAGCAGGCAGCGTTCCTCGCGCAGCAGCAGACGGCGCAGCAAGGCTTCGCGAATCAAGCGGGTGCGCTCACCGGCTATCAACAGGCGCTGGCGAATGCACAGAACAATCTTGTGTCGGGCAATGCGTGGCTGAACCAGAACGCCGCCAACCTGATGGGCTACTACAACGGCAGCGTGCCGACGTGGAACCAAGGGCAAGCGGCTGCCACGGCGAACGGCTATGCCGGCATCGGCAACTACCTGGGCTCGGGCGGATACAACAACATGGTCGGCAACGGACAGTCGGGCCTCTCGGGCGCCTACAACACCGCGTACATCAACAACGCGGCGAACAACGGCGACAGCTACGACTACCTCGCGAATCAAGGTAACTACGGAGCCGGCACGCCTTACAACGCCTACGCAGGTGCAAGCGCCTGGGCCGCACCTACGTCGAGCATTTACGACACGGCGGGCGGTGCCGGCGACTTGGCCGGCTTCGCTGCCTTGGGAGGCTGATCATGTCGGTTGCGAACTTCGGCGCGTTCCTCGGAGGGCTCACGCAGGGGCAGCAGAACGCGGAAAACCAGCGCGAGCGCGCTGCCTATCTGGCGATGATCCAGAAGCGGCAGAAGGACGCCGACGACGATGCGCAGGCCGGCAAGGATGCCCTCTTCGCGAACATCTTCGGCTCCGACAACATGCCGGCGCCCGTGGTGCAGCCGCCGACGACGCAGCCGCAAGCCGCGCAGCCCGGTCCGGCGCCGCAGCCGGGGCAGGCAAGCGTGCCGGCCGGCCCACCCCCCGGTGCAGGCGCCCCGCCGCAGCAAATGATGATGCCCGGCGCCACGCCCATGGGGCCGCAAGGCGGTCCGCCCCCTGGCGTCGGCATGCTGCCTCCGAGCCCGTACGCAGGTGCAGGCAACCCGATGGCTGCACCGAAGCCGGCGGCGCCGCCCGTGCCACAGCAAACCGGCGACGGCTATGAGCAGGCGAAATCCACGCTTGCGCAGATCAAGGAATTCCTCGATACGCCGGAAGCTGCGCAGATCGCGAAAGACCCGGCGCTCAAGGAAGCGCAGCAGCGCATGCACTCGTACATCGAGCAGCTTCGCAAGGCAGGTATCGACCCTTCGAACCCCGCAGCCGCGAAGCCCGATCCGATTCAGCAGAAGCGCCTGCAACTGCTGCACGAGGATGTGGGGCTCGCCGCTGCGGCAGCCGCCAAGCATGTGAGTGCGGACCGCACCGCACAGATGAAGTGGGGGCAGGAATTCGCGAACGTGCTCGTGCATCAAGAGAATGCCCGGCAGGCGATGAAGCGCGTCGAAGCGCAGCAGGCCGGCGCGACCGAGCGCGCAGGAATGAAGGGCAGTGGTAGCGGCAAGACCGATGCGCCAGCCTACGACGATCTGACGCCGGACAAGCGCACGTATGTGGAGAGCCTGATCAGCGCGTTTCAGCGCACGGGCAAGTTCCCCACCGGCACCGGGTACAACGATCCATTCAAAAAGACGGCGCTCGCTGAAATGGAGCGGCGCGGCATGGACATCAACGCTGGCGTGGGGAACAAGGCAGCAGACACCGCCGACGCAGGCACCATCAAGACGCTGACCGGGCGCAAGGGTGTGGTCGAAGAAACGTCGAAGATCATGCAGAACCTGGAGCCGCAGATCATGGACGTGGCGAAGCGCGTCATGGCGCAGCCCGGCATGTCCAGTTCGATGAAGTTGAACGAAATAGTTCAAGGTGCTCAGACCAAGTTCCGGGACAACGGAGATGTGCGGCAGTTGGTCAATCTGATGCAGGGTTGGAAGTCCGCCAATGCACGTCTGATGTCTCAGAACACAGGTGCCGGCGGCACTCCGGTCTTCTCGCTCCACCGATCCGACGAACTTGCGAGCGGTGCCATGCCACTCAGTCAATTGGCCGGCGCGTTCAAGGCTGCGCAAACGGAACGTGAAGCGACCAAGAAAGGCTTGACCGACACGATCAACGAACATCAGTCAGCCATCGACAATCGCGGCAAGGGTGCAGGGTCGTCGAGCGGAGGTGCGATGTACAAGACCAGCGATGGCAAGCAGTCGTTCAAGGCGAGCGATGTCGAGCGCGCAGCGAAAGCGGCAGGCATGACGGTTGAGGAATTCGCCAAGCGCAAGGGGTTGAGCGGTGGCTGACCAGCGCCTGCTGTACGAAGACACGGCGCGCAACGTCGCGTCGAAGTACGGCATTCCGCCGGACGTATTCGTTGCCATGATTGGAAAGGAATCCGGCTGGGACCCGGATGCTCAGGCGCCGGGCAGCACTGCGCACGGCCTGGGCCAGATGGTGAAGGGCACGGCGGCGCAGACCGGCACCAACGTCTACGATCCCGGGAGCCAGCTTGATGGCAGCGCTCGCTATCTGCGCCAGCAATACGACAAGTTCGGCGACTGGCATACCGCACTCGCGGCTTACAACCAAGGCCCGGGTGCAGCGCGCACGCCCGCCGGCCAGCAATACGCGAGGAACGTCATGGGCGGCAAGGACAGTTCAGTGGATGCGCTCCTGGCGCTTCCCGATGTGGGCGAGAACGGTGATCATCCGCCAGAGGTGCAGTCGTTGCTCGCACTGCCCGATGTCGCGCCCGTGGCGGATACGTCGGACCCGAAGGGGAACATGGACCCCCGCGACATCCGGCAGACGCAAGACTACGCGAACACCTTGGAGGAAGCCAAGCCGTCATGGATGGCGCGGGTCCGTCAAGGAATGACGGTCGGCGGACCGGCGGGCCGCGCTGCACTGGAGCTTGCGCAGCCGGGCGTGGGCAACGCCGTTGCGCGCCGCGCGGTGCCTGTCGCAGTGGGTGCGCCTGGGGACTTCATCGACTTCGCCGCTAACAAGGTGCCTCAATTCTTCGGCCGCGAGGGGCTTGGCGGGCATACAGGACTGCCGACTTCCGAAGATATCAGCGGCGTCTTGAGCCGGGCAGGGTGGGCGGATCAGCGCGATGCGCACCCGATCGCCAGCCAGATGGGCACTGCACTGGGCAGCGTGGTGCCGGTGGGTGAAGCGGCGCGTGCCGTGGTGAACCCCATCGTGCAGAAGACCGGGCAGGTGCTCGCCGACTACGGTGCCGGCGGGCAGATCGGCCGCGATATCAATCGGTTCGGGCAGCAAGTCGCAAACTTGGCGAACATGCGCCGCGCCAAGATCGTGGACGACGTACGTGCACCAGACGTAAAGCCGGGGCTGGCCCCCGTGCGTCAAGGCGAGGCGCCGATCAAGCCGGCGGAAAACTGGAGCGTCGAAGGTCTGCCCGGCGTGCGCAAGGATGGGCGCCCCGCTGCACCGCAAGACCTCGATACCGAATTCGAGAACAGTGCGTTCGCGACCAAAGAGGGCATCAAGGCCGAGAAAACCGACATCCGCTCCACGATGGAGTGGCAGCGCATGACGAAGAAGCCGGAGGTGGACTTGGAGCCGATCAAGGATCACCTGACAGGTCTGATCGAAAACAGTGCAGGCCCCGGGCGCAAGGCAGCCATCGCGGCACGTCAGCACGTCGAAGAAATCGAGAACATTCAAGATCCGGTTGCACGTTTCGAGCAGTTGGATCAGTTCAAGCGCGAACTGGCGAAGCGCGGCGGCTTCGAAGCCGGCACCGATGCCTCGGGCTACGCTGCGATTGCAGAAAAGCAGTCGCGCGAACTGCGCAACGTGGTGGATACCCAGTTGAAAGACTGGAAGCCATTCGAGAAATACACCACCGACTACGCGAACGCGAGCGCGCAAGAGGCGAAGGCCAATTTCCTCAAGAATGTCGGCGAGCCCGAAAGCGGTGCTTCGTTCATGCGCGGTGCGTTCAAAGGCCCGAAGAATGTCGCGCTGGCAAAGAAAGCGCTCGGCGAGGGCGGCGATGCGAAGTTCGATGAAATGGCGAGCCACTACGTTGTGAGCCAGTTGCAAGGCAAGTCCGCCAGTGCCATCGAAAAGTGGAGCCTGAAGAACGAAGCCACGCTGCGCGAACTGCCACAAGCCGCACAGACCGTGCTGCGCATGCAGCAGCGCGCCGATCGCGTGCTCGCCGAGCAGGGGCTGTACGAAACAGCTTTGAAGCAGCATGCGACGAACCAAGCCATCGACGTGAGCGCCCTGACCGGTGCGCTCAATGCGCAGAAGTCGCAGGAAGCTGCCGAAGCTGCTGCACGCGCCACGGCACGATCGCTCACGCCGGCCATCACGGCGGTGCAGGTCGCGAAGACGCCCAAGGAACAAGCCACGGCGATCGGCGGGTTGATCAATGAACTGCACGGCAAGGGCATGATCGACGACGCACAGTACAAGGTGTGGGCCGAGCAACTGTCGGCGATGCAGAAGTCGGCAAGCCGGCAGGCTGCACTTCAGACCATGGCGAAGTACATCAGCTATGCCGTCACCGGCAACTACCTTGTTTCGTTCGGCGGGCCGGCCGCTGCCAAGTACATCGCTGCGGCTGCAAAATGAAGATTCTTGTCATCGACTCGAATGCGCTGGCCCTGGACTACTGCCTTCGGTCGATGGCGGAAGGGCACGAGGTGCTGTGGTTCATCCGCGATCACAAGCCGGGCATTCGCACGATCGGGCAAGGGCTGGTGCCGAAAACGGGCGACTGGCGCAGGTACATGCGCTGGGCAGACTTGATCTTTCTGCCCGACAACAGCGCATACATGCGCGACCTCCAACCGTTCGTCGATAAGGGCTATCCGATCTACGGTGCGAACGACTGGACTGCACGGTGGGAACTGGAGCGCGGCACCGGCATGGATGTGTTGGAGGCGCACGGCGTGAAGACGCTCGGGGGTGAGTGCTTCACGAACTACGACAAGGCGATCGACTACGTCAAATCGACGATGGGACGCTACGTTTCGAAGCCGTCAGGGGATGCCGACAAGGCGCTCAGTTATGTCAGCAAGACCCCCGCCGACATGGTGTTCATGCTGGAGCGGTGGAAGCGCCTCGGGAAGCTCAAAGCCCCCTTCATTCTTCAGAAGTTTACGAAGGGTTGCGAGATGGCGGTGGGTGCCTGGGTCGGCAAAGAAGGCTTCGCAAGCCCCTGGTGCGAGAACTTCGAATTTAAGAAGCTGATGCCGGATGACCTTGGCGTAGCAACGGGCGAGCAGGGTACAGTCATCCGTTACGTTGAGCACAGCAAGCTCGCGGACAAGGTGCTGAAGCCGGTCGAAAGTTACTTGGTCGAGTGCGGGCATATTGGCTTCGTGGATGTGAACTGCATCATTGACGACAAGGGCAACCCGTGGCCGTTGGAGTTTACGATGCGTCCTGGCTGGCCCATCTTCAACATTCAGCAGCAACTGCACCGTTCGACAGCATCATGGATGAAAAGTTCCCTGGAGGGAAAGTCGATTCGCTCGAACTTCCTGACCGACAAGATAGCGACCGGGATCGTGGTGAGTATCCCGGACTACCCCTATTCCTCGCGGCCCAGGGAGGATTCGTCGGGCATCCCCATCTACGGCTTGGACAAGTCGGAAGCGATGATTCACCTGTGCGAGTGCAAGGCGGGCCGGGCACCGGTCGATGTGAAGGGGAAAGTGAAGACGGAGCCGATGATCGTGACGGCGGGGAACTATGTGCTGGTGACGTGCGGAGTGGGCAAGACGGTGCAGGAGAGCCGCGAAGGGGCCTACGACGTAGCGAAGAGCCTGATTATTCCGAACTCCCCAGCGTGGCGGACGGACGTTGGCGAGCGCCTGAAATCCCAGTTGCCACAGATGCAGAAGCTGGGGTACGCGAAGGGAATGACCTTCTAGCGGAAGACGCCGAGAGCACTGAGTACAAGGACTTCGGCCATCTCACCAAGGCAGCCGTTTCAACCCTCGCCCGGGTGCTCAAGATCAAGGTCGCCGACAGTGACCTCCGATTCCTCGCCATGCAGAAGGACGCCGCCGTCAGCGTGTTGCACCTCGCCATCAAGGCTGACGAAGCCCGTTTCCGCGCCCGCAGCGAGGGCGGTCTTGTCGCGATCCTTGAGGAGGTGCGCGCCCTTCGCGAGGCTGGCACTTCGCGACTTGTCTACGACGAGTGGGAGTCGCCTCCCGCTACGCCATTGCTGCAATAGTGAGAGACGAACGGCTGTCTTCGGTAGCATCGAGAACCCCCATGCGCAGGTTATCAAGGACAAGGACGTTGACTTGCGGCGAGGATGGCAGGCCCGAGCCCTTCGACAGCACGTGCTTGCCGCGCCGCTTCAGATAACCCTGCACCTCCATCCACTTCACGAAGTCGGCCCACGATTGCTTACGCTCCTGCACGTACTTGTGAAGTTCGGACTGGTGCACGTACAACTCCTCCGCCAGCACGTCATAGCGCATCATCAGCGGCCCCGCGCGACCCTGGATCGAAATCACGTTGAGCGCACTGTCGCCCTTCATCCGCAGCACGCTGGCTTGGTTCGAGTCGATGAAGCCCTGGAGCACGTCGGCGAAGCCCACGGCATTCTCGGCCTGGGAACCCATGTTGCGCCGCAGCACCTCGATCCCGTATTCGCGGAACGCCTTGACATCGACCGGCAGCACGCCCGTGGCCTTGAGCATTGCGCCGGCCACCAGCGCGCACGCCAGCATGTTGATGCGGATGCGCTCCTTGGTGGACGCGGAGACGGTATCGGATAGCTCGGCGACGGTGCGGCGGATCAGGCTCGTGATCGCGTCCTTGTGATCGACCAGATACTGCGCGAAGACGAAGCCGGCATGCCCCTGGTTCGCGACCAGTGCGCGCATGATGCGGTCGCCATCCGACTGCTTTGCACCCTTGGGCAGTGATACGGTGTCTTCAAGGATGCGGTAGGCCGCAGCGTCTCCGTCAGCCATCAGGATGGCGTCGAGCAATGATCGGTTGGACGACGACACGACAAGGGTGTGCCACGCTCCCACATTCACGCGAAGCCCGCCGTCCTGATTCGCGCGATCCTTGTCGCGACCCTCGGAGACGGAGTACGCGAGGTTCGACAACTCGTGCGGCTCCATCTTCGTCAACTCCTCCGCGACCATGGGCAGATTCGAGAGATACGACAGCTTGATCATGCGCGCGTTGGCAGTGTCGTCCGCGCGGGTGTGGAACGCTGCCGGGTCGCCCCACACAGTGCAGAGCGCGTTCTGCACGCTGGACTTCCCCTGGCCGGACTCGCCCAGCAGCGAGTACATGCCGCCACGCTCACCGGAGAGCTTCATCAAGGGTGCGGCCATGCCCATGAGGAAACCGAATGCCTGAGACATGTTGCCGGGGTGGATCATGTCCAGCGCGGAGCCGCGCCACGCCGCGAGCGACCCGAACGGTGCGGGCTTCATGCCTTCGGCCAGCGGCAGCAGCGCCTGAGTGAGCGCCACGGTCTGCGGGGCCTTGCCGGGGCTGAACAGCAGATCGCCGACGAGGAAATTGTCCCCGTGCCAGCCGAATGTGCCATAGGTGTCCACGATCAGTCCTTTCTGTTCGCAGTGTTTCATGCTTTTGACGAGGTACGTTCGCACTGCTTTCGCGCTCTCGTTGATCGAATAAATGCCGTAGTTGACGAACGTCTTATCCGCCGCCGTGACAAGTTCCGTTGCCGGGATCAGCTTGCGCCCTGCGCCTGTCATGACCTCCGCAGTCCGCACTTCGGTGCCGTCAGGACTGATCGTGCGCAGCACCCGGTTGACCCACAGCGGGCCGTCGCTCAGCAGCGCGCGGGGTGCAGGATCGGTGCGGTAAATCCAGTCACCATCCCACTCGTAGCCGTAGGGCAACTCGGGCTTCGTCTCGAACACGAGATCCTCGGTGCCGGGCAGCGCTCCCGCAGATGGGGGAATGACGATCGGATCGGGCTCGATGTTCGACTTCCCGCGCCAGATTTTGTAGACCTTGTCATCATCCTCGGGCGGGCTGCATTTCTCCGCGTTGAGGCGCCTGAGCCATTCGAGCGAGCCGTCGTAGTCGCCGCCGCGCTTCAGGTAAGCGTACAACTGGCCCGAGAGCCATTCGTTGCGATTCCCCTCGAACGCGCTGTCGGCCGCGCCGACCATCGCAGCGGCGGTGAGCCCGGACGCGGCAGCCGGTGCAGTCTTCGGCCCAGGCTTGTCTTCCGGCCACAGCGCCTTGGCCCGCACCCAGGCGTGGCGGATGTTGTCGGGCAGCGGGGGCAGCGTGCGCCAGTCGCCCTTGAGCCAGCGGTACGCCTCCCCGGATTCGTGGATCGAGGGGGGCAGCACGTCCTGCTGGCTGCCGCCGGTTTCGGCCATGCAGCGGAAATCGAAGCCGTGCCCGTTGCGTGCGACGCCCACAATCGGCTCAGGAAGCGCGAACAGCAGTTTCAGCTTGTTCGGGTCGCCGCGCCAAAAAGAAACGCACCCAGGGGCGCGCAGCAGCCCCGGCAGGTCGATTCCTTGGGAGGCGAGCGCCGGGATCGCCAGTTTCAGGTTGTCGATGTCGATCGCGCAGGTGCCGCTGAAGGCGTGCAGCAGGCCGGCGCCGCCGCGCCAAGCACCCAGCGAGTCAGGATCGGTGTACGCACCCTCGCGCGAAGACCACCCTTTTTCGAAGGCTCCCTTTTCGCGGGGTTTGATCTTGCAGAGCGCCCAGCCGGCGCGTTGATAGTCCGCGAACGAATCGCCCATTTCCTGCACTCCGTTTGGCGCCGCCCGGTGCGTGGCCGGGCGGGCGTATTCGATGGACCGATCAGTCTGCCATGGCTCGGGACAGAAGATCTTCCATGTCTGGAGTCGCAGGATCAGGGGAAACGGTGTTGACAGGGTGCCGCTGACGCGGTTTTTCCTGCACGTCCGTGATCTGGTGCACGTTCTGCGCGGGCGTCACATCCCGGCCCACGCTGGGGTCATTGGCTTCGGCCGCTTCCAACAACGCCAGTTGCTCACGCATCTCGCGCAGTTTCTTCTGCTGCGGAGTCTCGCTTGGTTGTTGCGCCGCAGCAAGTTCGGCCGCACGGGCGATCTGGCGCTGCTTGTCAGCTTCGCGTTCCTTGTCGGCCTGCTGCGCCGCACGCACGCGCGCCATGCGTTCGGTTTCAGCCTTCGCTTTGGCAGCTTCCTGCTCGCGCGCCGCCGTGACTTGCGCCTCCGACATCTCGCCGGTCGGCGCCGGCAGCATCGGGTTGTCGCGCACCGGCACGTGCATGATGCGCTCAGCCATGATCGGGATCACTTTCTGACCGCTGTTCGAAGCCCGCACCGCGCGTTCTTCGTTGCGCACCCGGTTGACCACCGTCCACTCCTCTTGCGTCATGTTGCGCAGCACGCTGAACTTGATCAGCGGGTAGTCGGCTTTCTCGTCGAACTCAGCCTTGATGACGATGTAGTCGAGCGCACCGCCAGCGGCAGCCACTTCTTTGGCGAAGTCGCTGAAGTTGATCATCGACATGGCCGACAGGCGCTGGTTGTAGATTTCCGGCGACTCGGCCGCGAGGTTTTCCGGGTTGAGGAACATCAGCGAAATGTGCTTGGTGTCCTTGCACCACTTCAGCTTGGCCCCGTTGTTCGGGTTCGCATCGGAGCCCCACACATTCTTGTCGCACGTCGCGCACTGCTGCGACTGAATCTTGTCCGATTCCGGCAGCGGGACAAGTCCGTTGTTGCTGTAGCAGTCCGGTGCAGAGGGTTCGTCGCCCGGGTTGTACTTTTTCTCGAACCAAGCCTTCGATACGTTCGGGTTGATCGACACGACGGCGAAGTTGATTTCGAAGGTCTTGAGCACCTGCTCCTCGCCCTCGATATCGACAAGGCGCCAGCGACCTTGCGCGATCGAGATTCGGGGGAACTCGGCTTTGCTGCCTACGCCGCCGCTGGCGGCTTCAGTCAAGGCAGTTTTCTGGCCGTTCACCATGACGGCATTGGCCCAGGTCGGGATGGAGAGTTGCGTGGTAGTCATGTTGGTTTTCGAAAGTGGGGTTGAGATTCTAGGACGGAGCCCTGATCGCGAGCACCTCGGTGCTGTCCATCTTGAGCCCATCGGGCAACAGGTGCGCCTTGTCGGCATCGAGGTACGCAAGCACCTCGGTCGAGTCCACCGATTCCTTGATGAATTCCGGCAGTTCGTTGAACTCGCACCACGTGCGCAGCGCCTCAAGGTCTGTCATCTTGACGTTGCGCCGCATGTAGGTCATCACCGTGCCTGCATCCGTCGAAATGCTTTTCTGCTTCGTCTTCAGCAGGTGCGAGAGCAGCCAGTTGTCAAGCGTATCCAGCTTGGGTTGGAAACGCTCTTTCAACTTCCGTTGCTCGACGGCGAACTCTTCAGCGAGTTTGCGCCGCCGGGCAACGATGTCGGCGACGGTGTATTCAGGCATCGGTGCCAACGATCGCACGAATGGCTTCGCGCAGTTGATCTTCGGTCTTGCCGCGCGCATCGATCACGTGCGTCTCGCCCTTGTGCATGACGTGCATTTCTTCAAGGTTCGAACCCTTCGGCAGCATTTCGTCCAGCTTGAATTCATCGGGCGAATTGAACCCCTTGACGTGCGTTCGGAGTCGCTTGTCGCCACCCACGCGCTTGAGCGCAGCGAGCCCCTCGATCACGTTCTTGACATGGCCGAGCATTTCTTCCAGCGGCGGGCCGTCGGTATCTTCGACTTCATCCTCCGTCCTGCCGTTCACGTGCAGGTCGAGAATGCCGCGTTCGTAGAACGCGCGCGCCGTTGCCTTCGCCTTGTCATCGCCGGAAAGCTTGGCAAGCTGCATCATGGCTTCGAGAACATCCGTCTTGTCGAAATGCTCGTAAGCCTTTTCAAAGGCTTCGTTGATTTCCGCACGGTTGCGGCTCATGAACTCAAGCGCAGCATCGATGTCAGCAGGGTTGCACGGGTTTCCAATAGAACACATGGTGTCGTTTCCTTAAATATCGTCTTCATCCAACCAACTCATCACGAGCCCTTGAAGCGACTCTGCACCCATGTGGCGGGCGTAGATTTGCTTTTCGAGGATCGTCACCCATAGTTGGTAAATCAGGGTGTGCCGGTTTTGCCCCGGACGAGTAATTCGACCGTTGGCCTGAACATAAGTTCCCGGACCATCGGCCGGTGTGTACCAAATAATCTTGTCGGCCGCCGTGAGCGTCAACCCGTGCGCCATGGTGCGGGCATCGGCCACGATCACGCCCAGTTCATCCTTGGGAGCCTTCTGGAACGTGGTGAAAATCTCGTCGCGCTGGCCTGACGACGTTTCGCCGATCACGAGAGCGCCGCCCATTTCCTTGTGCAGCATCTTCGCAATCGAGGTCAGATGCGTGAACACGAGCGTCTTGCCTTCGCTCGATTCGTGGATGTCCTTGACCGTTTCGATGCGCGGCTTCGAATTGACGACGTGGATGTTGTGCTCCGCATCGTAGACCGCACCGGCCATCACCTGCAAAATCTTCTGGCGCAGCACGCCTTCGTTGAGCGCGTTGATCGACTTGCCGTTGATTTCAAGCCGCAGCTTTTGCTTGAGCGAGCGCAGCGCGTGCACCTGCTCTGTCGTGATATCGACTTGACGACTGATCACCTGCGTGGGCGGCAGGTCGATGCAGTCCTTGCGCAGAAACCGGATCGCCGGTTGCAGCAGCTTGACCACTTCGTCTTTCGCAAACGACGTAGGCACCCGCTTGAACGTGCCGACCTTGAACGTGTTCTTGTCTTCGAACGCCCGGTACGACATCGGCGGCTTGCCCATCAGGTTCTGCTGCGCCCAGGCGTCGGTAGGCAGCTTGGGCGTCGGCGTGCCGGTGTTGTTCCACAGAGCGAGCGGGCGCGGCCCATCGTTCACATAGGAGTGCATCGCCTTGTAGCGATCGGTGGTGCGGTTCCTGTACTTGTCGCCTTCATCGATGATCACAAGGTCGATGTCGTCACGTTCGGCTAGCGCCGCGCGAACATAGTCGAGCGTGAATGCCTCGTTGTTGAGGATGATGAAATCGGCGTCGGAAGAAAGGGCGGCAAGTCGCTTGCGTCTGTCGTCGATACAGAAAGCTGATCGCCGAAGCCCGGCGAAATGTTCAGCGATATGCTGTCCCCATACGCTACGGACAGTTGAAAAAGGACAAGCGACAATGACGCGGCGGACCATTTTCTGCCGCATGAGGAAGTCGGCAGCCCATAGACAGCCGAGAGTCTTGCCTGTTCCGATCTCTGCAAGGTTGTGCATTCGATCGTGCAGGGTGAGCATCGCCGCCATCTCACGTTGATGGCTGAAAGGGGCTCTGATGAAGGGTGCGCGGGGCCAGTCATAGTTTTTCTCCACAAGAATGGGGGAGTAGGCCGGTAGCTTCAGCTTCGCGGCCACGATCTGAGACGCGATGGTGCAAGGTGCGGCCACGCAGGTGCCTTTGAGCACGGCAGCGCCGGGCACCTTCATCGCGCGCTGCATTTCCTCCACGTTGAGGCCGTCCCAAATGACGCGATCGTGCGCAGCGGAGTAGGCGATTTTCATTCAATAGTCTCCGCCGGGAGATTCGTCTTCATCACCGTCGATGCACGACATACAAGGTTCGGGCGATGCAGCGTCCGAACCTGCAAAAGTTTCCCAGTTCCAGTGGCGTCCTAGACCCTTGACGTTTGCGACCGGCGCCTGCCCTTCACCGGCCAATGCGCGGCGCTCCATCTGCACTGCTTTCCAATACAGCAGCGGATGCGTTTCAGCCAGCCACTTCACTTCGGGTTTGCGCGAGCTAGGGCAGTGCCAGCAAGCGGACTTTCCGGGCTGTTTAAGTCCAGCACGCACGATCGCGGCCACACATTCATCACGCGCCCACTTCCATTCGATCAAAGGGTATTCCACTTGCAGGTGAGGTCGTTCGGGGATGGGTTTTTCCGACCGGTGGATTTCGCCAAAGTCGAAACCGACGAAATTGCGCACCTTGGTGACATCTCGTTCGGCCATCCACTTTTTCAGGTATCGCTGTTGAGGCTCCACCTTCCATTTCAAAGAGCACGACGAACGCCCGAATACCTTGGCTGGCAACGTACCCAAGCGGAAGCATTCGCCGTACAAGGTGCCGTCCTTGATGCCTTGCGGCAATTCGTTGCGCACTACAGTGATCGGCGGAAACCCATTGTTCACACACCACATTTGCATGGTCTTGAGGTGTTCGTAGGTTTCTGGCTTTTCGTCGCCTGTGTCCGCGAACATGATCAGGTCCGGGCGCATCGACCGTTCCTTCATACCGATCAACATAGCGGTGCTGTTGGTGCCGCCGCCGTAGGAAACAACAATAGGGAGAGTCATGGTTGCGACTTTCATTTTTTCTTATCCATCACCTTGAACGTGACGCCGCACTGCGGGCACGTAACCAAGCACTTTGAAGTCTCGTGTATTTTCACGAGTGCTGCCCGCGCTTCGTTGCGTTCGCGGATCAGCTTCTCGATCAGCTTGAGGGCGGACTTGTTCATTCTGTTCGATTCGGTTGAAGCGGGTCGATCGGGCGATCGTTGACGTGCATCATGCCCAGCACTGTCTGCACGTCGCTGACGCTGCGCACGACGCCGCACAGTCCGCTCGCGGCGCGCCACTCGCTCAGGAAGCGAAACTGCCACGGCGTTGCATATTCAACATTGTCGCCTTCGGTTTCCGCGCGCTTGGCTTCAAGCGCGAACGCGCGGCCGAAATTGACGCCGATGAAGTCCGCCACGCCGCTCTCGCCCATCCCCATGTTCTGCGGCATGAAGAATCGACACTGCGGTCCGAGCGATTTCAAGTAGTCCTTGATGTCTTTTTTAACCTTGCCTTCAGGTGTCATGATCGGCTCCCTGGCTCCCATGCTCAGGCGAATCGATGAACTTCGTCACCGTATAGTTGAGAAAGTTCTTTTTGTTTTTGTGGTTGTACTCAACGCTGGATTGACTTCCGAGATAGGTGCTCGTGATCCATCCCGGCTCTTGGCCGTTGACTTCTAGCCATTCCCGCATCTTCTCCCTATCGTGGGTGTCAAGCGGGCATTCGATGCGCCGCTTCTCCGTGATTCGCTTCTTTCCAACCCACTCCAGTCCGCGCACTTCGCACTCAAGGAATGGGCGGCTTTGAAGGCTGCTCAGTGCAGCGGTGAACTGCTCATAGCTGATCGTCGCATCGACGAACTCAACGCCAGATGTCTTGTCCTCGATGCGGATGTTCACACATTCACCGCTGCGGAACCCGATGGAAAGTCTTCCGTCGATTTTCATGGCTGGCTCCCAATTGCCTGAGTAGGGGAGGGAGTGGCGAACGTCACTGTTTTCAGCAATGCGCATGCTTCATCGAGCGTCAGCACTTCATCGCTATAAGCTGCCCATCGGTGGCTCCGTAGATTCCAGACTTCGCGATAGCCCTTGGGGTTCCAGCGGGCAATGGCGTATCGGCCCTTCACGCCGTCTGCCCGGTCGCTCAGGTACAAGAGCCACGGCTCACGCGGGATCGGCTGCTCTGGCTTAATGCTCATGATTTCACTCCTAGATCAAAAACAGAAGTCGGCACGGTGCGGGCTACCGTGACATCGATCGGGGCGCCGGTTTCCTTCGGACGATCATGGGAAAACAAATCCTTCGGCACGCGCCCGCCGCCGACCTTGTACCCGTTGCTGTTGTCGTTCAGAATCTGCACCCACTGGCGCCCGATCGTCGTCGCTGTGTAGAGCCCGGTGTTTTTGTCGTATTCAGCCTTGCAATCACGCACAAGCTGCGACATCGACGAACGAACCTGCATCATGTGGAAGTTGCCTTCCTTGGCAATGTCTTCCACCGTATGCGCGCCGCGAACCAACATCCGCATGATGGTCCGGGCGCGAGTGCCGTTGAGCGTGGGCATCAAAACGGTCCGTCGTCATGGTCGGCTTGCATGCCGACATTGCCGATCTGGTTCGCCGCCACATCCGCCGTGATCTGGTTCGCAGGAGTCGCGATACTCTGGTTCATGACGCCATTCGCGGTCGAACCAAGAGGTGCGCCCCAGACTTGCCCGGTGCGCTTGTCCTTGGCAAGCTGCTGCCGGCGCATCTTCATCAGACGCTCGCACACATCCCACACGAACACCGGGATGACATCCGATGTTGCTTCGGCCGGCACGTTCGACAACAGCGCTCGAATCCAGTCGTCGCGCACGCGCATCTCGCCATCAATCTGATAATTCGACTCGATTTGAATGCCGTATTCAATGGCATCGCTCAACGCCTGCTCCAGCGACAATTCGCCGCTCTGCACCTTGGCAGCCACTTCTGCTCGATCAAAAGACATATGCACTCCTATTTGCTGTAGTTGAATGAATGGTCGGCCTCAGCGTCGATCGGCCATCCTTTTGCCCACTCGGGCAAAACCGTACGAAACACATCTTCGGCCCACTGGGTCACCTCATCGGCGACTTCGGCGGGCGCTTCGAACACTCCCTCATCATGAGTGCTCGACAACCATGGAAGTTCCCGTGCGATGTGATTGCATTGCGGGATCACGACATCGCGGGCCAGTGCTTCGCAAATGTTCTGCACCAGGGTGCCGCCCCACAGCTTGTAATAGCTGCCATGCTGGCTCTGATAGGTCCATCCATCGGGCGTCTGGTGCAGGTGCGGGTATCGCAGTTCGAGCCCGTTCGGAAGCAGTATCTTGCCGGGTCGAATCTGGAGCATCTTCCAATCGAGCGAGCGACCCTCGGCCATCATCTCGATCCAGTCATTGGCCTTGTACCAAAGCACCTTGACCTTCGGATGCCGATTTCGATAAATCGCGATCATCTCCTCGGCGCGCTGCATCGACACCTGCACGGGCGGGTTCCCCATCAGGCCCACGCTCAACTGGCGCTGATACGTCGCTGCACCCATGCCATACCCTGGCGCCAGCTTCAGCACCTTGCCGTCGTTGCGCAGCGGGTTCCCTTTCGCGATCTGCACCCCGGGGTGCAGTTCCATCGCTATCTTCGAATACTGGTCTTCACCCCGATGCCACGCCGCAATGGCGTCATGCTGGTCGGCCAGCGTGTCGAGAATCCGAGCCTCGATCTGGCTCGAATCGACGATGATGAGTTCGTGCCCCTCCCGTGCTTCGTGGGCGGTACGAAGAACAGACCCCCGCTTGAGGTTCTGATAGTTCGTCTTGTCGCCGCCAGAAAGACGTGTCGTCCCTGCACCCCCACAGTTGAGATAGACGCACGCCGCACCACGGGACGCCATGTCAACGAAAGTCTGCGCACGTGATTGTTCCATGGTGCCCTTGACGCCGAGCCGCGCGGATACAGCCAAAGCAATTCGATCATTGGGATGCTCCTGCAATTCGAGGAAGTCCGGGTTAGACTTCGCCATGGACTGATTGCCCCAGTCGAGCCCTTCGCGAAGAAAGAACTGGCCCAGTTGCTGATTGCTCATCAACTGGTCGCGCGACAGGCCGGCTTCCAACTGCAACGCCAGCCGCTTGGTTTCAATCTCGTCGATCCGCGCGATGAGCGGCGCGGTGTTGATGTGCATGAGAGGTCGCACGAACATCTTCGTGACGTTGCTGATCGTCACCCACTCGGCAGCCGGAAGCATCGTCTTCATCCGCTTCAGGTTCTGCTGACACAGCCAGTTGTCATGACACGAGTACGGGCCGATGCGCTCCTCCACCCAGGGGGGCAATTCCGCGAGCCCCTTCGACAGCGCAAGGTCTTTCATCTTCGGCGGCAAGCCGAAATGCTTCGACAGGTTCGCCAGCGACCCGGGCAACGCCAGCATGCGCGCAGCCTGCTGGGTGCAGATATACGCCGCTGCGATGAAGCCGTAATGGTGCGATGCGATGAGTCCATCAAACTGTGCGTGGTGGCAGACCATGACAGTCTTCGAAGGGTCCAGGCTCGCGAAGAGCGCGGGAAGCCGATCGTGCGTGCACCACCAGTCCGGCTCGCCATCGATCGATACCGCCGCACCGTGCGCTCGAAAGCGCCAGTCGCGCACGTACGCCTCCGTCGTCATGTGCGTGAGGCTGTAGACGTTGGAGCCGCCGAATGGTGCGCCCCAACGTGTTTCGAAGTCGAGCGCAAGGACTGTCACAGACCAAGTCCCGGGTATCCGTAGGGCATAGCCGCATAGGGATTGCTCTGTGCTTGCATTTCGTTCACGCACATCGCGCATGAAATCGATGAGGTGCAGTGCGTGCCGTGCCGACACGTCCACTTCACCGGCTCCGGTTCAATGCGCTTGAGCGGGGCTTCGGCTTCCATCGCGCTGATCACCGCGCGCAAGCGCCGGTTTTCTTCGATCAGGTCCGCGATGCCTTGCTGCAATTCTGCGGGGGTCATAGGTTCCTCCAGAAAAGAGGGGCCGAAGCCCCTCCGTTCGATCAGACAGGCGTGCCAATCTGCACTTCCTTGACGTTCCCCGGGCTCGGGTCGGTCGGCCAAGTCGTGTAGTTCGCCGTGTACGTGCCCGGTGCAAGCAGCGTCGGGTCGCTCCACTGGTTCGCCGTCGCGTTGCCGAAGCGGTACGCCACGCCCGACGATGCCGTCACCGTGAACGTGTTCGGCGTGTCGTTCTCATACACGACGTGCGTCCAGTTGCCCCAGGTGACCGGGGGCGGGATGTAGTCGCCGACCGTCACCTTGTTCAGCGCTTCAAGGTCTTCAAGGATGCGATTCGCAAGCGCGGTGCCCCAGGCGTAATCGCCGTAAGGCAGCGGGTGATCCGGCGGGACGCCGTACATCATGTCGTAGCTGCCGGTCGGCACGCCGCCGTTGTCACTGTCCGTCACGCCGGTCCACGGGGACTCGAACATCGCATTGAGGTCGATGAAGCGAATCGATCCATCGTTCTTTGCCGCGATCATGGCAGCCGTCGCAGTGTTCAGGTCCACGGCATCCGGCTCGACGGTCAGGTACTCGTGCGTATCCATCAGCCCCGGCACGATGATGATTGCGTCGGGGTTGTTACCCTTCACGTAGTCGATCATGTCGCGCATCGCATCCACGATGCCTGCCATCCCAGGATTCGCGGAGCCGCTCGGGTTCGTCCATCCGTTCACGTGGCCGGTGTCGTAGTCGTTCCACGACAGCGGCATGACATAGATGTCCGGATTGCAGCGGTCGATATCCGCTTGCCGGTCGCTGTAGTAGCCCATCGGCCACGGCCGGTCGATCGCACCTGTGCCGCCGATCGATCCGTTCCACAGCGCCGTTTCGAGCCCCATCTGTGCGAAGCACACCGACCAGATACCATCGCCGCTCGGGCCGTTGCGACCCTGCCCGTGCGAGTCGTGCATGACGAACACGCGCAGCGGATCGTTGCGAGGCGCAAACACTTGGCTCGCGTCTTTCACGTAGATGCCACCAAACACGCCCACATCAAAGAATGGTGCCGACGTGGTATCGGGATTCTTGATCAGCGGCTGGAGCCGCACTCGGCGATGCTTGAACGTCGGCGTACCGCCCGTGTTGAATGCATAGGTGTAGTAGGCCCAGCCGGTGCCAGTCTGCATCGACGCGCCCAGGCCGGTTGTCGCCAGCTTCATGATGCCGTCCGCATCTTCGACGAAGAGGCGGAAGTCGTGGTTCTGCTCGAACTTGACGACGAAGTCCACGCCGTCCACGACGAAATCGAAGAACCCATTCTGCGCACCCAGTGTGTGAGGCGTGGTGCTCAGGTCGGTCGTGACGACATCCAGAAGCACGCCGCTGATCGAGCCGCTTCCTGCATGCACCGCCGGGCTTCCGCCGCAACAGTTCCACGGCGCGACAGCGGGGCCGCTCGCGTGGATGCTCGCGGCATCATAGAAACGGGTGTAGGGACTCGACGGCGCCGTGGTGAGTGCGTAGGTATTGGACGGCTGGAAATCAGCGCTCTGCACCGTTTCCTGGCCCAGGTTGAAGCGGTTTCGCGGACCGGCAACACCTGCTCGGGCAAGAACCTGCGCAAGCACCTGCAATTGAACTGAAGACATTAAAAAACTCCGTTGGGTTAAATGCACCGGCTCACGGTGCCTGCACTGCGGCTTCCGCCGCAATTCATTGAAGGGACATCACATGCTTGGCTTTGTCTTCAAGCCAGAGCGCGAGCCCCTGTCCATCGACGCCCGTGACTTCGGGGTCGGCTGATTCGATCAGATAGATGTCGGCCGCAGCATCGAAATCCTCGGGTCGGAAGACGACACGCCCGCCCAGCTTCTGAAGCGCCATGATGGCGAACAAGCGGGCGCCTTGCGCCGTTGCGAAGATCGAGCGAGGGTCCGGCGCCCACTGCATGCGTGTCGGTGCGGGCAGCTTCGCAAAGAGCCCGGTGTAGCCGTTGAATTTCACGTTCATGTCTCGATCCCTGTAACGCGGAGGCTCGACGACTCCCGCGAATTGACGCGCGACTCGGTACATAAAAGCTACCTCCTCTTGCTGCATAACGATGGGCCAGTCCTCGCAATCCTCAATGGACGGCCATTCGCGAAAGAGGCGAGCAGCTAGTTCCTGATGATGAATCGCAGCTTCTCGCATGCTGTCTTCGTTCATTTTGGAATCATCTCCAGCATTGCACGAGTCACCATGAAGACGAACTTCTGCCCGGACTCGCTCTCGCAAATGAAATCAACGGTCGAATTACCTTCCATCGTCGCTTGTTGAACAACCACGACTTGGTTGACGCGCAACGGCAGGTAGATCGGTGGGCGGTAGAAGTAGCCCGCTTGAGTCGCTTCGCTCGGCGATTCGCACACCTTGATGTCCAAGTATTGTTGGACGCCTGTAATCTTGTCGCTCATGACCACCTCGCAAGTGCAGGACTCTTGTCTTCATCCCATTGCATGGGGGAAAGCACCCCGACGAAATCAGGCCGTGCAGGAAAGCGAATAATCGCCGGACTGCCGTCGCTGCCGTCGATCAGCATATTCCCACAGTTTTTCACGCCGAGCGCCTTGTGTACTTTCATGAAAGTTGCCAAGCGGCTCACGTCCAGTCGCGGTGTCGGTACGTCGCGCACGATTTCCAAAGGCAGCAATCGACTGAGGTTCGGATACCGCCCTTCGGGCACCTTGAACGGAATCAGCGTGCCGTCGATCAGCCGCACGCGCCAACCATCGATCGATCCATCATCGCGCTCGCGTACTCCGATGATCGTGGCAACGTTCGCAAGGTGCTTGCTCGGCTTCATCTTATCGATGACATCCATCGGAAGAATGACGCTCAACTGCGGCTGGCCGCCCAGGACGTTGCTCATGTCGGCCGGCTCGGCGTGGCGCAGCATGCCGCACTGTATGCCGTCCGTTGCCGCGATCCGGGTTTCCGCGCCGCTCGCCTCGACATAAACCCCGTTGAGTTGTTGCCGCACGTCCGTGCGGGATGCGAGCAGTGCGATGGCTGCCAGCTTTTCAAGGTCGATATTGATTTCGACTGTCACGATCAGACCCTCCCTTGATCCGGCTTGCCGTTGCGCCAGTTCTGAAGCCCCCGTGCATACCGGCCGGCGGCTTTTTGTTTGGCAGTCTTGCCCGTGCCGTCGCCTTGCTTGTGCTTGCGACCCGGTCCTTTCTTGCGGAAGTGGGCGTTTTTCGTGTCGGTCATGATGTCGTTTCCTCGGTTGTTTCAGTCTTGGTGTCGGGGTTCCTCGGAAAGTTCCCCCCGGGATAGGCAGCATCGACGATCAATGCTGCGATGGCTTGCGCGTACGGCACCCCGAACGAGTTCGCTCGCTCATATTCGGCCACGGTGCACCGCACGCGCAATTGCGTCCCCAGGCCGTCGCGGAAGCGCCGGCCCGGGTTGATGTAGTCGAACGCGCGCTCGGTGGGCGTGCGCTTGAGCAGCTTGCGCACGACCACGCTCGCGGTGATCTTCGCTCGCAGGTTCTCAGGAATGCGCGAGCGCACCTGCTCGACGTACACCTCCAGCATGGCCGCGATGTGCGGCCTCAACTGGAGTGTCAACAGCTTGGGGAAGTTGTTCATTGCCCGTTCACCATCTGCGCAAGCCGGGACATGTCGCGCATGTAGTGCTCGCACTGCTGCTGCGAGCCGCTGTACACCACGCGCGCATGCACCGGCTCCTGTCCCGCCGGGCATGACAGCAGCATGCTCCCGGTCGGTTCGAAGTGTTTGCGCACGTGCTGCACGTATACGACGTGCCTGCGCTCGATCGAGTTATCCATGATTGAGCCCCCTGATCCCTTCGGACTTGGCGTTGCGTCGCTCCTGCTCATCGCGCAGTGCCGCTTCATAGGTGCGGTAGTAGTGCCCGAATGCTGCGAAGAGTTTCGCGTTGTTGATCGAATCGGCGTGCAGCCATGCGATCGCGAGGTTCGCGACGAACGACCCGCCGGTCGCCGACATCAGGCGTAGCACCTCAGGGTCTTTGATGTTGTGCGGTATCCCGTTCATTGATTTGCTCCTTTGTGCATTGGTTGAGTGGTTTCGTGTGTTGAGGTTCCGTCCAGACCAGAAGAAAAATCATGAACAGCACACTCGCGGCTGCTGCGACATATGAGACGTTCATGTCATCTTCCTCAAGGTCGGTTGCTTGATCGGCTCGTGCTTTGCGCACGTGTTCTGCCCGGCGTAGATGCCGAATGCGAACCCGAGCGCCGCGCACAGAAAGGTATGGATCAACAGTTTCATGACTGGCTCCGCTTGATCTGCACGATGACTCGTGCCATGTCGAAAAGGATTCCGCCGATCGTGGCAAGCACCATCAGCGGTAGAACGTCGGCAAGGTCAGTCATGGTCGATGCTCCCGCAATCGCACGAAGCGCCGATGTCGATGATGGCTCCGATGATCAGCATGACGATCCCAGCGACCGGGCCGAACAAGGTGCCGCAAAGCGCAGCCGCGATGCACGCGATGATGGTGAATTTCATACTGCACCCCCAATGGATGCGTAGAGCGCTGCAATCACGAGCACGAGCCACAGCGCCATGGCGCTCAGCACGATGTAGACAAGATATTGCATGGTGTATGTCTCCTAGAGCAAGGCTTCGCCGGTCGCTTGGCTCAACGCCAGCATTCGCCGGAATTCGGTGGCGGTGAGGGGTCGCTGTGCCATGGCATGCCGAAGGGCTTCCAGTTCCTTGCGCAGGGTTGCGAGGCGGTTCGATGCGGGCGTGGCAGGTGCGGGGCGGTTCATGGTGCGTTTCCTTGGTTGCAGGTAATAGGGTGGTAGCGTGGTGGGCGGAAAACGGCTCCTAGGTGCCGAATTCCGGTTTTCTGTAACAGAGTTGTATCAATCGCCGTGGATCGTGTGCACGACCATAGCGACGGCGCCGCTGAAGATCACTCCCCAGTTATGGAGGATGTGCTCAATCAGCAGGGTCATGATCCCTTCCCGGAAACCGTGCGCAAGCGCAGCGGCTTCGCTCGGGAAAGTCCGAACGAGAGTAATCGTCACGGTCAGAGTCACGACAGTGACAGCAGCGCGCTTGAGGTGCGGTGGATGAATGTAGAAAGCCATCGGTGTAGGCCCTTTCTTGGTTGCGGGTTTGAGGGGTGGGCATCATGCCCCGTATGTCCCCTGTGTCAATCAAGGGACATACAGGATTGACGCTGGCTCAGTCCCCGGTGTAGGTGAACGGGTTTGCCTCGCACCGGTAGGCGTCCCCTGTTGCCATCTGATGGCTGACCCGGGCATAGTCCTGAGCCGCGATCGCATGCGAGCGCATGTAGGCGGCGAGCCCCTGCATGCCTGCGCGCTCGGCTTCGTGCATCTCGTGCCTGAACGTGCGTGCACGGTCGGCCCAGTAGCAGCGGGTGTTCTGGTGGATGCGCGCGCACTCGCGCTCGCGTTCGAAGGGGTCGAGATCGTTGTAAGGGTAGGTCATGATTCGCTCCTGAGGCCACATGCGCGCAGGAACGCGCGCCGATCGAGTGCGTAATACTGCGCGTAGTAGCGCGCGGCGTCTGTCGCTTGGTAGGCGTCCGAACGGGCGCGCTGGTAATCCGCATCTTTGAGGTTCGGCGTCGAAAGCAATTGAAGCGGGCGTTCGATCGCGGCTTTGAGTGCGCGGGCGCGCTTGGCTTCGTACAAAGCGAGAGTGATCCGGGTCATGGTGCTTCCTTGGTTTGGGTGGGTGAGGTGCCCCCGCTGGTGTCGCGGGGGCTGGTGGATCAGGCAGTCAGCAGCGCAGCCGCGCGATTCTTGAGGTCGTCGCCAGCGCCGAACCAAGCCGAATTCATGCGGTTGTCGGCAGAGGTGGCGCGCATCTTATGGTCGGCGTACTCCGTGACCGCGTTAAGGAACCCCCATGCAGTGCCCTTGACGCCGTCGATGCTTGCACCTTTGGCTTCGCCGTTGAACAGGGACAGGATCGACTGGAACGCGCGCGACTCGCTCACCTTAGTGACTGCCTCAAGCTGGGGCAGCGCCTTGTCCTTCTCCGTGGCAAGCAGGTTGAACAGGATCACCTCTGCACGGTCCCGGGAAATCTGGCGGTCGGCCAAGCGCCGCGCCTTGTCGGTGAACTGAGCGAACGAGTCGTCATGGATCAGGCCGAGCGCTGCGGCCATCTTGTCAGCGTCGTAGCGCGAGCGGTGCGACACGGCAAGCACGGTGCCATCCTTCGCACCCATGGCCATCGACAGGGTGTTATTGCACACCACGCGCACCGTGGTCTTTTTCCCCGTGGTCTTCAGCGTGCCGTCCGTGGCAGTCACGAGCAGCGTATAGCCGCGCACGTTGTCCCCGGGGACGATATCCGCTGCTTCACCCTCGAAACTCGCCAGAGCCCAAAACCGGCGCCCGCCGAACAAGGTACCGGCAGTCTCGATTTCGTAACCTTGCTGGCGCGCCTCATGCGCCAGCGTCTCGAGAATCTGGCGCGGCTGCACGACCTTGAACGAGTCGGAGACGATCGCAAGCGGCGCTTTCGTGTCGGAGCGCATCAGGACGTGTTGATCTGGCATCGACGCCCAATGGTCCGCCCCTTGATCCCGGCCGGTCGCATAGCGCACGACGCCGCGTTGGATGCGCCAGTCCATGCCGGCAGCGACCGCGATTTCGTCAATCGACGCGCCGCGCGGGAGGATGGCATGGTTGGTTTCGCCGAAGTGCCACTCCTTGCGAGTGGACATCATTTCGTATTGACCGTTGGCGCGTTGCGTGATTTCGTGAGACATGATGGTTTCCTTAGTTGAGTTCGACCAAGCGCGGTTAGCGCTTGTCGGGGTGTGCACCGGGTGAGCCCCCGGGGGCCGCTGCGATCAGCGTGAAGAGAGTATATGCCACATACAGACCGATTCCCGGATTCGGGGGAATAAACAACATACAGAATAGTAGGTTACAGCCCGGGTTTTATTCTGTTACAGATTCCGGGAATATGGCACCTACAAGCCACGGGGAGGGGTCGAAGCCACTACCGCACCGGGGCAGGGGCGATCGGAGATTGTGGGTGCCTTAAAACGCGGAATCACTGTTTTGGTGCGTTTTATAAAAGATCAGGGTTTTATGTGATTTTGCGTATGTAGCTCAGTTGACGTGGAAAGTAAGGGTAGGGTCCCAGGTTTCGGCCATGACTGCACGGAGAGCCGGGTGCCGTTCCACCATAGCGAACACGAGTGCTTGACAGCACTGACTGCGGGTGATTGCGAGAGTGCGGGCCATGCGGTCCAGAGCAGTCAACTGGACCGGATCGAGATGAAGCACCAGCGGGCGGTTATGCGGACGTTTGGCGGACGGGTGCTTGGCAGCGGCAATCGAACCTGCGCGTAGTTTCTTCGGACGCCGCACCAGCGGCGCGGTTGCATGTTTGATGGCGTGCGGGGTTGTAACCGTTCGCGGATCATTATTGGCGAGGACTTGCACCAGCGTGCGCATGACTGCCGGAGGCTGCATCAATTTTGATTGCGGATTCTTGCGGTGCAAGAGTTCGCCGAGACGCGCCAAAGCCTGTATGTGTGCGATGCGAAGACTGACTGAGATTTGCATGATTGGAACCTTTCAAAATTGAGGATTATCACGGAATCCGATCATTATTGACCAAGACCAAAGGCCCAAAAATTTTGTCGCGTCCGATGACACATACAAGGATCGCGCGTCGTATCTATTAATCAATATTGATTGGATAGATAGGATAGAGGGGTGCAGTCTCCAATGAAAAGCCGGTATCACACATACAAATTTTTGAGGTGAAACTTGCCTAGCAGTGCAGGATAGTCGGCCCTTTAAGCCACACACACATACAAATTCCCCCGATTACGGGAAGTGACATACAGACCCCGCTATCACGAAAAAGTATCCCGATTTCCGCGATTCTGAGGTGTATGTGTTCTAGTGCTCCGTCGCGTCCCAGGCAATCAGAATTAACGAATGAGGCGATCAGAATTAACAAACTCGACGAAGCGCGGGAGGGACGGGGGGAAAAAATTTTCCCGGCCCACTTCCAAAATGTCCCGTCATTTTTCCAAAAAGTCCCAAAATCTGGATAGTGATCCCCTGTATGTCTTGTATGTGGGAGTTACACTTCCGTGGCGTGCAGACAACACAATTCAGTTGTACACTGTCTTCGGTTTCCTCCTCTACCCTCCTCGGGTCTTGGCCCCGGACCCTTCAAAGGTTCGGGGAACTTTCTTCGCCGCTTGCAAAATTGCAAGTGCCGGGGAACTTCCCGGCAGGTGCAGAATCCATGCTTTCACCACCCCCGGAGAAACGCATGACGAACCCCTTGCCAGACACCCGCCCCCTCTTCGCGACTTTCAGCCTCGACAGTGCAGAAGTGGATTTGCTGATCGCCGCTGTCGAATACGTGGACAGTCACGCCACATACAACACGGCAGCTTATCGAACGTTGCAGGCTCGACTCCAGAACGTGAAGCAGAACGCTTTCGGGAAACGCAGTGTGAAGACCGGCGATGAGCACCCAATCTGACACCGCCGCGCTGGTCCTCGAACTCACCAACGATCCGGTGCTGGCGAACCGCCTCTTGTTCCCGCACCGGCATCCGGTGGAGTCGGCCGCGTTCCATCCGCGCATGATCGCGGCGTACATGTCGGCCCTGCCCCAGGTGCTGGTGAAGGCGTTCCGGGGCTCGGCCAAGTCAACCACGGCCGAGGAGGTCATGGTGCAGGGTGCGGTGTTCGGGGGGTTCCGCTACGGGCTGATCGTGGGAAGCACCTACGACCGGGCGGTGGACCGCCTCGCCACGATCAAGCGCGAGTTGGAATTCAATCCGAAGCTGCTCACGATGTTCGGTGGGCTGGAGGGCTCCTCGTGGGGTGCGGAGAAGCTGATCCTGGCGAACGGGTGCATGCTTCGCGCGATCGGGCGCGGGCAGTCGGCCCGGGGCCTGAAGGAAGAGACGACGAACAGCAGGCCCGACTTCGCGTTCTTCGACGACCTTGAAGAGGAAGAGACGGGCGACCACAAGCGCCCGGTCGATGGGCTCGCGGTGTGGCGCTGGATCACGCGGGTGCTGGTGCCGGCGATGGCGGAGGACAGGCAGCCGCGCATCCGCTGGGCAGGCACGCCGCTGGGCGAGAACAGTGCGCTGGAGATGGCGGCGGCGTCTCCCGACTGGCGCACGCTCACGGTGCCGCTGTACGTCGGCGACTTGACCGAGCGCGATCCGGCAAGGATCGAGCCGACATGGCCCGCGCTCTGGCCCGCCGGGAAGTGTCTCGCGCTGCGCGACCGCTACGAGCGTGCGGGGGACTTGGCGGGGTTCAGCCAAGAGTTTCTGTGCCGCTCGATCGACAATCAGGTGCGGCCGTTCCGGCAGGAGACGATCCACGTGGTGAGCCCGAAGAGCAGCTTCCGGCCGAAGACGCTCATCGTGGACCCGGCACGCACGACGAACGCGAAGAGTGCGCGCACCGGCTACGTCGTCACTTCCTGGCTCGGGAACGTCTTGCAGGTCCACCACGCGCAGGGTGCGTACCACACGCCGGCCGAGCAGGTGACGAACATCTTCGACTTGGCGCGGGTTTTCAACCCGGGGCTGATCGCCGTCGAGAAGGATGGGCTGGAGGAGTGGCTGATGCAGCCGCTGCGCGCCGAGATGGTGAAGACCGGCGACGTGCTGCCGATCGAGGGGATTCGCGCTCCGAAGGACAAGATTGCGTTCATCGGCGGGCTGCAACCGTTCTTCAACGCGGGCGAGGTGCTGTTCGCCCGGGACTTCCCGGACTTGACGAAAGAGTTGCTGGCGTTCCCCTACGGGCTGAAGGACATCGCCAATGCGCTGGCGTACGCGGTGCGGTTGCGGCCCGGCAGCCCGATCTACCCGGGCTTCACCGAGGACCACATCCAGCCGTTCGTTCCGAGCCCGCTGCGCGCGACGATGTACCTCGCGATGAATGCGACGCCGGGGCTGCTCGCCGCCGCGCTGGTCGCGGTGCAGGACGGCCGCGTGCACGTGCTCAGGGACTGGGTGCGCGAAGGCACGATGGCGGACATGTTGCAGGTGATCAGCATGGACATCGGGAACACGCAGACGCCCACGATCGTGATCCCGGGCGACCGGGCGAGCCCGACCGATGGTGCGGGGCTCGGCGTGGCGCTCCAGCGCGCAGGCGCCCGGTTCGTCACGAGCGCGCGCACGGTCGAGTCGGTGGAGTGCCTGACGGACATCATGCGCCAGACGTTGGGCGGGCTGCCACGGTTCACCGTGGCGCCGGACGCGGTATGGACGCTGAACGCGCTGGCCGGCGGCTACTGCCGGGAAGCCACGGGTGCGGTTATCCTTGCGCCAAAGGACGGAATCAGCAAGACGATCGCACAGGCTCTTGAAACGCTCGGACGTACCGCCATCTCCACCACATTGGTCGAATCCGAGAACTTTGGAACTAACGCACTGACACGCGGCGGTTCACCCTTCAGGAGCTTGAGGCGATGAAACACATCTTGATGATTGCGTCACTGGCTGCTGCGGCTCTTGTGGGCTGCGGCGGAGGTGGCGGTGGTGCCGGGGGTGGTGTCCCGGCTTCGTTGGTTGCGACATCGCCTCCTGCTGCACCCCCGGCGGCGTCGGCGAGCCCTGCCGCCGGGGACTGCACGGTCGCGTACTGGGGCGACAGCATCAGCGCGCTCACGGCGCCGCGCCTGGACCCCCGCATCACGGTGCATGCACACAGCGTCGTTGGAGGCACCGCCCAGGCCGCGCAGACGGCGTTCCTGCAAGATCCGCTCGCCGAGCCGATCGTGGTGCTGGAGTACGGCACGAACGATGCGAACGGCGGCAGCGACCTTGAGGCGCCGCTCTCCAGCATGATCGACCGGGCATCTTCGCTGCACCGCACCATCATCCTGACCGGCATTCCGCACGAGACAGCCGGTGCAGTGGCCGTGGAGGCGAACTACAACTTCTGGATGAGCACGCTGAATCTGCCTTATGTCAATTGGGGTAGTACGAGCGGCGGGCTTATGGCGGACGGCGTGCATCCCGACGATGCATATCAGCAGGTGCTGGCGGACGCTTTGAGCGCCAAAATCCTGGAAAGTTGCAAAAAGTGAAGTCCTTTTTTATTCAGCAAGCCATCTTTCTGGTGAAAAGCAAGATTCGCGCGGCACTTTCGCGCTAAATTCGCGCGCATGGCGCGAAAAACCAAAGACGACCCCAAGGTCAACGAAGCGGACATCGAGTCCGCAGACGACGAACCCTTTGAGGGGCAGGACTACGTTTCCCGCAAGGCGCTGCGCGCGGACGCGGCGGACATCTACGATGATGTCGTCGAAGGCTTCAACGCCAAGAAAGACCGGGACGAGGAAAACGCACGGTACTGGGACATTTACAACCTCGAATTGAGCGACGAGCAGTCGTACATCGGCACGAGCGACGTGTATCTGCCGATCGTGCGGGATGCGATCGAGGCGCGCACGCTGCGCTACATCAACACGCTCTTTCCGGTGAACAGCCGGTTCGTCGAGTGCATCAGCAACACGAACGACAACGCGCATGCGTTGCAGGCGCTGCTGAATTTCTATGTCCGGTATGCCAAGCTGCGCGACACGATGAGTGCCTGCCTGCGCGCGGCCGACGTGACGGGGCAATACAGCCTCTACGCTGGGTGGACGAAGAAAGAGCGGAAGATTCTCCAGCGAGTGAAAAAGCCCGTTGCCGTTGAATTGGACAAGGACTTGTCGATCGAGGTGCCGGAAGACGTGGCAGAGGCGACGACGGAGGTGGAGGAGGTGACGCTCACGATGGGCTCGCCCGACGTGTGGGTGATCCCTGACGAAGACCTCTGTGTGCTGCCATCGACCGTGGATGAAATCAACGACGCGGACGTGGTTGCCGTTGCGATCCGGTGCACGAAGAGTTGGTTCCGCGAACGGAAGAAGGAATTCAATTCGAAGCAGTACAAGCACGCGCTGGCGCTGTTCGAGATGAAGACCGGCATGGGCGTGGAGCGGCCGAACCCGGAGAAAAAGCGCAGTGCCGACGCGGGCGTGAAGTCGGACAAGGGCGTGAAGATGCTCTTGATTTACGAAATTTGGGCGTCGATGGAGATCGAAGGCGAATGGCTGCCGGTGGTGATCCGCGCCGCCGGGCCGGGACCGGAAAACATCCTCTCGATCAAGAAAAATCCGTTTTGGGGGCAGCGTTGTCCTGTCATCAGCGCGCCGGTCAAGAAAGTCGCCGGCAGCTTTTGGGGTGTGTCGCCGACCAAGGGTGTGGCGAAGCTGGCCTATCAGGCGAACGACGCCGTCAACATGGGCATGGATTCGGCGCAGTTCGCGCTTTGCCCGATCGTCATGACGAACCCGTTGAGCAACCCGCGCGTCTCGACGATGGTGCTGGAGATGGCGGCGTTGTGGGAGGTGAATCCGAACGACACCAAGATTCTGGAATTCCCCAAGTTGTGGCAGGACGCCTTTCAGATCGTCGCCGGCATCAAGGCGCAGATTCACGAGTCGCTGGGGCTCAACCCGGCCATGATGCCCAGCGGTGCCACGAAAAAGACTTCCCAGGCTGCCGTGGCGCAGGAGCAAGCCATCGCCCTCGAATCGACTTCCGATTCGATCAGCGTGCTGGAGGGGACGATCCTGACCGACCTCGCGAATCGCATTTTCGAGTACGACCAGCAATACCGCGACAAGCCGATGGACATCCCGCATTTCGGGGAACTCGGCTACGAAGCGGAGCAGGAGACGGTGCCGCCGGTCGAGATGGGCACGCGCTACTCGTTCCTATGGGCGGGCCGCACGCAGCAGCAGAACCAGCAAAAGGTGCAGCAGATGATCGCCGGCATGAACGTGCTGCGCGGCATCCCGCCGAACCAGATGGAGGGCCGGCGCCTGGACATCGGCCCGATCCTCGACTCGATTGTGGACATCATCTACGGCCCCCGGCTCGGCCCGCGCGTGCTCAAGGACATGCGCAGCGCGCTGGGAATCGCGCCTTCGATCGAAAACGAAATGATGCGGCACAACATGCCGGCCGTCGTGAATCCGCTCGACAACGATGTGGCGCACTTGCAGTCGCACATGGCAGCAATGCAGGTGGTGGGCGACCCCACGGGCATTTTCATGGCGCACATTCAGCAGCATCAGCAGGCGCTGGCAGCCAAGGGGGCGCAGATGGCCCCTGGTGGCGCGCAGGGGGTTCCCGGAGGTGCAGGCCCCGGCGTTGCAGGTACGCCGCGCCCTGGCGCGCAGCCGGCAGGCCCGCGCGGTGTCGCGCAACAGCCGCCCGGCGCCGTGCGGCCGGGACAAATGAGTGATCCTGCACGTATGCCGGCTGGACATGCGTGACGATTGACATACACTTCGCAACATCACCAACCGAGTGGCACCCGCAAGGTGCTGTTCGCATAGCCCCCGTTATGGGCTGAAGGAAGCTGAGATGCCGGACATTGACCCCACGGACCCCGACGAACTGTTGGACGACGACCCGCCTCAGGATGATGATCCTCCTCAGGATGATGATCCCCCTCAGGACGACGATCCTCCCCAGGACGACGACCCGCCTCAAGACCCGGACCCCGAGCCACAGCAACGACAATCGCGCGCGCAGGCGCGGATTCAACGGCAGCAGGCCGAGCTACGCGAGATTCGCGAGCGCGACCGGCGAAATGCCGAAGAACTCGCCCAATTGCGAGCGCAGATGCAGACGCTGACGCAGACGCAGACGCAAGCGCAGCAAGCTGAAATGCTTGCGCGCATGGAACCTGAGCAACGTCGTGAATACGAGTTGAACCAGCGTTTCCAGAACATGCAGACGCGCTTGCAACAGCAAGAGTGGTCGATGCAGGAGCAGATGGATCGAACGAATTGGGTGTCGAAGACGACAACCGATCCGGTTGCCAAGAAATACGCGGAGCGAGTCGAAGCGCGTCTCTTGGAAATGCGCCGTGCAGGTCAAACTGCGCCGCGCGAGATGATCTATCACTTGCTGCTTGGGCAGGACATCGCAGCGAAGGGACCGAAAGCCGCAGCCAGTGCGAAAGCAGGGGCTGCACGTCGAGCCGCTTCAGCCAATGGCGATCCGCCGCGCAGTGCGCGCAGTGCAGTCTCGGGAGGGCGACAACGCCCGGACCCCGATTCGATCGAGGCTTTGGAGGAACGGCTCGGCAATCAAATCATTTGATTGACCGGAGCAATTCGTGACTACCAACAACGCATCGAACTTTGCCGCAGACGTAGGCAAGTACATTCAGAAAAAGACTTTGCAGTTGACGCAACTGCAAATCGTCCTTTCCCAGTTCGGCGAGAAGACGAAGCTGCCCAACGGCATGGGCACGACGTACAACGCCTTCCGCTACGAGCGCGTGCCGCTTCCGTACACGACCCTGGCCGAAGGCATCCCGCCCGCCGGCCAGACGATGACCATCACGCAAGTGACTGGCTCCGTGGCGCAGTGGGGCGACTTGATCCGCGTCACCGACGTGGCTGAACTGACGATCTTCCATCCCGTGTTCAAGAAGGCGATCGAACTCGTCGGCTTGGCTGTGACGGAAACGATCGAGCGCAACACGTTCAACGCCGTCATGGGCGGCACCCAGGTGAACTACGTGGGCGCAGTCGGTAGCCGTGCTGCACTCTCGGGCGGCTCCGTGCTGACCCCGCACGAACTCAATCGCGCGATCGGTGCACTCAACACGCTGGGCGCGCGTCACTACGCTTCGACTTCGGAAACGGACGAGAAGATGAAGGTGGCGAGCGGCGCGAAGGGCATCAGCATGGCGAACCAGCCTCACTACGTGGCTGTGATTCACCCGTTGGTCGAAACCGATCTGCGGGAGAACAGCACCGTGGTGACGGCCTGGAGCTACAGCGACGTGCAGAAGCTGTACAACAGCGAAATCGGTCAGTGGTCGCAGGTTCGGTTCACGCGGTCGAACATGGTGCCCTACTACACCGGCTATGCACTGGTGACAGGCACCCCGAGCACTTCGGGCGGCACGCTGGCGTCGGGCACCTATTACATTCGGGTGACCGGTCAACTGAACAGCAACGGCTACGAGTCGTATGTTGCGCAGGTGTCCACCGGCCTGAGTGTGACGGGTCCGACCGGCTCCATCAGCGTCACGGTGCCGAACGTGCCCGGCTACACGTTCAACGTGTATATCGGGACCACGACCACGCCCGTGAACCTTGGTGCTTCCGCCAGCGGCCCGACGACTGGCCCCCTGGCCGGACAAGCAACCCAGCTTGCCCCAGGCTCCACGGCGGTGATCACTGCGCTGGGTGTCGCACAGGTGCCGCCCGCAGCGCCGGCCACCGGGGTGACGGTCTATCCGACGTTCATCTTCGGCAAGGAAGCGTTCGTGCAGCTTGAGTTGGATGGTCTGAAGACCTACTACCTCGACAAGGCGGACAAGTCTGACCCGAACAATCAGACTCGGGTGGTGTCGTGGAAGGTCTTCTACGGGACGATGATCATGAACAACAACTTCTTCATGCGCATCGAATCGTCGTCTGCCTTCACCGCGACCTTCGGCTAATCACTGATACAGGGAAGTCATTGGCACAAGACTTCGGCGGGGTATAGCCCCACCACAAAATCTAGTGCTCGCCGGGGGTGGTGCCCCCGATTCATTTCTAGGAGCCTTCCATGTCCAATGACGATCTTGACAATGCCATGGGTGAAGCGATGGGCGAGATGCCTGCTGATCCCGGTATTCCGAACACCCCGATCGACGCGCTACCTTCTGAAACCGCGCCCGAGCCGAAAAAGCGGGGTCGCTCGAAAAAGGAACTGCGCACGCCGCCGATCGTTGCACCGAAAGTCGAAGACATCACGCCCGAGCCTCAGTTGTCGTACGAGATGCTGAAGATGCAGGCGAAGATCGACGCGCTTCAGGAACTGCTGATCGAGCAACGCGAACTCGGCACCAAGGTCATGAAAGCCGAAGTCAAGGCGCGCGTCGTCGAAGCCGAAACAGACAAGGTGGACTTCCGCGTGAACTTGCCCGTGCAGGCCGCCGACATCAAGATCGACGGTCGGGCCTACTACCACGGGCATACGTATCGCGTCGGGCGCAAGCAGGCCATCACCATGCAGGACATCCAGTTCAACGCATGGAAGCACGACGAACAGGTGCAAGGTCAGCGTGCGCACGCCGCCGGTATTCGCACGAAGGCGATCACGATTGACGGTGCGACTGGCAATCAGTCTGGCATCATGTCGTTTTAACCTGAAAGGCACCCATGTCCGAAGCAACCAAAGCTGCACCCGGCTATCTCTTCCAACTTACCTGCGATTGCGGCAACGGCAAGAATATCGTCGTCAGTTTCAACCCGAATTTCGATGACGATCTTGCCGCGCTCAATGCGCGGGTCGATCTGGTGAATGCGATCTTCGATCGGCAGCGTGCGAAGCACGAAGCCCCTCTGTTGGAGGAAAAGATCGAAGGGACCAAGCAACAGATCGAGGCGTTCGAAGCCGAGTTGGAGGCGTACGTCGCAACCCACGCGGAGCCGTCGCGGGCCGGCCAGAAGGGGCCGAAGATTCTCGACCAAGGGTTGGTTGACAATCTGAAACTGAAGATCAAGCACGCGCAGGTGGCGCTTGCGCGCGGCGAAATCACGTATATGGAGACGCTCGAACGAGCGAAGTGACATGCTCACAGCCGCGCAGTTGATCAAGTACGCGCTTCAAATCGCGAAGGCACCGCTTTTCACGACCCAGGCAGAAGACTTGCTCAACGCGCGGCTCTCCACCATCGCACGTCGTTTCGACATTGATGTGTTGAAGACCTTCACGACCATCAATCTCCAAGCGGGAGTGCAGAAGTACCTGCTGCCGACCGACTATGTTCGGGGGCTCGCAGCCTACTATTACATCGGCGGGCTGCCGCAGACCATCAGCCAGATCGACCTCAACGATTTCAATCAGTTGAACGTCGGCAACCTCGCGATGAGTTATCCGACGATGTATGCGACGGACCCGAGCACGGCCGGCGGGCAGGTGCCGTACATCTACTTCTATCCGATGCCGAACGTGCCCACGCCGCTGACGCTGCGGTACGCGAGCCAGCCGCCCGACATTGCGAGCCCTTCGACCTCTTCTGTCGTGCCTTGGTTCCCTGATTCGATGGTGCTGCTGAACCTGCTCGCGGCCGATCTGATGGCGATCACTGACGATACGCGCCTGGGCGACTTTTCGGCCATGGCGAGCGCGCAGTTCGAAGCATTTCTCAAGATGCAAGGCGACAAGGAAGGCTACGCCGAGACGGTCAAGAAAGGCAATTCGTTCCGCACCAATCGAGCGAAACTGCCGCCTTCGAAGATCACGGGGTTCTAGCCATGGGCATGCGCAACCCGCAGGTCTATAGCTGGTTGCCGGCGGGCCTGTCGGACAATCGCGAGTCCTTGACGAACACGATCGGGGACTGCCGCGTCGTCAAGAATCTGATTCACGATCCGACTTCCAAGGGAGTGCTTGCACCGCGCCCGGCCAGCGTGCTGTTGACCAGCTTCGCCGGCTTCACGACGCCGGGCGTCGTCAGCGGGCTCTATACGATCGGCTCGCGCGTCTACGGGCTTATCGCCTCGGGTCGCAATGCAGGCAAGGATGAGCCGTTTTGCTACGACACGGCGACAAGCAGCTTCGTCACGATCAGCGGTATCACGAGCGCCAATTCGCCGAACACGCCTGCCACCACAGGTAACTGGGTGCCGCCCACTTTCGCACTTGTCGGTTCGAAGCTGATGGTGACGCATCCCGGCTTCGTGGGCGGGACGAATTACTTCGGGTGGTTCGACTTGACGAACCCGGCGGCACCGGCCTGGAGTGCAGGCAACATCACGGGGGCGCTGCCTGCTTTCACATCGACGCCGACGTGCGTCGCGCAGTTCAATTCGCGCGCATGGTATGGCTTCGCCAATGGCGTGGTGGTCTTCAGTGACATCCTGGCGCCGACCGTCTGCACGCACGCCGACCAGTTCCTGAACCCGGGCGCGACTGACGCGGTGATCGGGTTCGCGCCGCAGCCGATCACGACAGGCACGCAAGGCATCTTGAGTGCGCTGCTGATCTTCAAGGCATCGTCGATCTGGCAAGTCACGGGCGACTACGCGAATACGAATTTCCCGCTCGCGATGAACAACCTGACCTCCTCGGTGGGGTCATTGAGCGAGCGCAGCATCACGGCAACGCCGAGCGGTACGTTCTTTCTCGCGAACGACGGCATCCGTACCGTCACGTTGCAAGGCACAGTGAGCGAGCCGCAGAAGGATGTCATTTTCCCCTTCTACAACGTGAATCCGGCCAGCCGCGCGAGTGCAGACTATGCGGCCGACGTGTACCGGATCAGCGTCACGAGCGTGAACAACCAAGGCACGCTCGGCAAGTTCGACTACTGGTTTTCGCTGCGCTTCAATCGATGGACCGGACCTCACGACTTCAGCTATGACGAGGTGGTCGCTTTCGGCAATACCTTCGTGCTGGCGTCGAACGATTATCCGGCGATGCTCTGGACCTCGAACCCGTTTCCGAGCAGTGCGGACACGTTCATCGAGCACGGCGCGCAGATGACGGTTGACTTGACCACGACGGTGATCAATCCTGAGCCGCAGATGGCGGAAAAGGCAGCCATCGAGATGGAGGTCAACTTCATCCCCTCGGCGCAGACGTACAACGTGCAGGTGCTGGATGCGAGCGGCAACCCGATCAATTCGACGACCCTTGTGAGCAGCGTAGCGCCGCACACGTGGGGCACCGGTACATGGGGTGGAGGGTGGGTATGGGCGCCGGCTCCGTACAATCTGGAGACATCGCCCCTCAACTTCGATGAGCCCATCGTGTTCAAGCAGTGCGTCATGCGCTTCACCGGATCGAGCGCGCTCTATCTGCGCTTCGGGCACTTCAGCTTCCGCTATGAAGGGCTGGGTTACACGGGAGCCGACACATGATCGTCAATCCGCTTCCCGATAACATCGTCAACGGCGACCCGATTGATGCAACGCCAGTCATGGCGAACTTCAATCAACTGCGCAACAACGTCAATTCGAACGCCGCCGACCTCAACGCGCAGAACACTTTCACGCAGCCTCAAAACGGCGTGAACGCGATCAGCGCCGCGCAGTTCGTCACCCTGTCGCAGGTGCAGGCCCTGCTGCTTGGCGCCCTGCCGATCGGAGCGATGATCGACTACGCCGCCGGCAGCGTGCCATCGGGTTACCTGCTTTGTGATGGCAGCGCGGTCAGCCGAACGACCTATGCGCTGCTGTTCAATGTCATTGGCACGACGTGGGGCAACGGCGACGGCGTGACGACGTTCAATGTGCCTGACTTCCGCCGTGCGGTCGCGGTCGGCTCGGGCGGCGCCGGTACGGGCGTGCTGGGCAACGCAGTGGGGAATGCCGGCGGCGCGGAGACGCACGTGATCAGCGGCACCGAATTGCCGGTCCACAATCACGGGTACAGCGACCCCGGTCATAACCATGCACACAGCGACCCCGGTCACGGGCATTCCGTGGCCGATCCCGGCCACGGGCATTCGATCAGCGACCCCGGCCATGCGCATACGTACACGAGCGTCGGCGGTGCAGGCACGGCGCAGGCGGGCATCAACTGGAACGTGTCGGGCGCAGCGGCGGCGACGACGGTGAATGGCACGGGCATCGGCATCAACGGCGCGCTGACCGGCATCGGCATTTATGCGAACACCACCGGCATCACGAACGTCGCCGCAGGCATCGGTATCACGATTTCGAATGCCGGCAGCAGCGCGGCAATGACGCTCATGCAGCCGTCGCGCGTCGTCACGAAGATGATCAGGACCGGGCTATGAGTCTCACACTGCCAAACAACATCGTCAACGGGCAGGTGATCGACGCAACACCTGTCATGGGCAACTTCAATGCCCTGGCGAACGCCATGCCGGCGGGCGGGGCGAATGCGGCGGCGGCCGGCGCAAACAGTGACATCACCTCTTTGAGCGGCTTGACGACGCCGTTGAGCACTGCACAGGGGGGCACAGGCGCCAATCTGGCAACAACGCCATTGCCGGTTGCGCAAGGAGGCACGGGCGACAACGGCTCGGCGTGGACGACAGTTGCGGCGGGCACGCCCACTCCGAGCAGCGGAGCATTTGGAGCAGGCGCGACAAGCAGCGTGCGCTACAAGCGAATGGGGAAGACGGTCTGGTTTCAGATCACGGCGACGGTTCCGCTTGTAGGCACCGGCACGGGGGCCATGACTGTAGGAAGCCTTCCTTTCACATTCGCGGGAGGCAACACTCAAATGGTGGCGGGACGAGAGAACGCGCTTAACGGCAAGGCGTGTATCGGTATTGGTACCCAATCGAGTGCATCGATCACTATCGCTTATTACGACAACAGCGCGACGCCCGGTGCGAATGCCACGGCAATCACAGTCGGCGGAGTCGCGGAAACTACATGAAAGCACACGCAACGTAGGGAAATGCTGCAATGCATAAAATTCGTCAGACCCGTCCTACAGCGCCGAACATCCCGGCGCCGAAGAAGCCGCCCCGCGTGTCGTCGGCCAGAAGTAGTAAGGGAATGTCTCCTACACGCACGGCAGGAATCAAACTGCCGACAATTCCCCAGCATCGCGAAAAACTCGCGACGCTCGCTCCCGCCGGGAGCAAAAAGGGGAAATGATGAACGCCCATCTCGCTCTTGAACTCGTCGCAGTTGGTGGAGTAACCATCGCGATAGAATATGTAATCCGACGTTACCTCCGAAAACGCCACCATCATGCAGAAACCGGACGGACTTGACTATTCGCTCATCTCGTCCGTAGGGCTGATGGGTGCGCTTATCGGCCTGGGTCAACTACTCAATTCAACTGAACCCCTGACATGGCGCGCTGCCTTCGGGCGCGCGCTGTGCTCTGCGGGCATCGCCGCCAGTGCACCCATCGCGCTGTTGTGGTTTCCGGCCATGCCGACGATCGCGCAGTTTGCACTGGCGGCACTTGTCGCTTCGCTGGGCACTTCAGGCATTGCATTGCTCGTTCAACGATTCACAGGAGTGAAAAGCGAATGACCTCCGCCTACCAACCCCCAAGCCCGAACACGGCGTACAGCTTCGCGGCGGTCACTCCCAGCGACTCCAGCAATCAGCCCGTGCCTTTTCGCGCTTTGTGGATCGGCACTGCCGGCACCGTCACCATTGTCGGCCTGGATGGCACCGTGGCGCTCTTCAACGCGCCGCAGGGGCCGCTGCCTGTTGCCGGCATTCGTGTGAATGCCACAGGCACCACAGCCAGTCAGATCGTGGCGTTGAACTGAAATGAGCATGCTCGGCGTCGGCATCTCACCCTGCTTGCCCATCCTCGGGCCAAGCGGGCCGCTGCCGGCGCCGTCGCTCAGTGCCGCGCTTGTGAACTGGCGCAAGGGCGGCACCTACGGGCGGCCGGTCCTTGTCCACGGTGACTCGACGGTTGCGCCACCGGCTCCTCCCTGGGGAGGCATGGCGAGCAAGCTGAATGCGTTCTACAACACGCCCGGTGGCTTGCTCGACAGTGTTTCGCTTCAGGACGGCGGCGAGATTGGACAGACGCTCGCGAACGTCATGAATGGCACGGCGGCGTACAACATCACCTGGGTCAATGCGCAGACGTTCGACCTCTTGATTGCGCGCTGGGGCATCAACGACGTGCGCACGGGCACCACGAACTTGAGTCAGTTGACGACGCTCCTGACGAACTACGTCAACGCAGTGCTGGCTGCCAAGCCCAACGCCTGCATCATCCTCGTCACCCCGAATTCGTTCCTGCTCGACGATCCGACCTCTTCGGGCTATGTGGTGCCGCTCGCGTCGGCACAGGCGTACACCGATATCCTTTGGGGCGCCTACGATGCGGTCAAGAATCTCTGGCCGAACAACGTCGTGGTCTACGATTCGCAGACCCTGGTGTACGGTCGCACGTGCAGGCTCAGCGTCAACAACCCGTTGATGCAGGACATCATCCACCCGGTGTCGGCCGCAGCGCCTACGCCGGACGGTTACTCGGCGCAGAACCTGGGTGTAGCGACGCTGATGCAGCCGCGCGGCTGGCCTGCGACGCAGGTTTATGCGACGGACCCGTTCCTGCCCGAGACGATGCTCGGGCTCAACGGCAACGCGCTGACCGACTATCGCGGGCGCCACACGCTCACGCAGAGCCCGGCAGGCGTCACCGCCTCGGGCGGCTGGCTGAATTTCAGCGGCGGTGCAGCACTCAAGGTGCTCGACAACTTGACCGATTTCATGGCGGGCATTTGGAATGGCTCTACGCAGTTCGATGCCAAGCTGACGATCGATCTCCAGTTGATTCCCGACGCGGCGCATTCGCAGCCGAACGGCATGATTGAATTGCTGTGCGGCACCGGGTTGAAAATCGGCAATGACTCGGATGCGAACAACAACAATGCGCAGGTTTCCGGGTTCGGTGCAACGATCCTTTCGAGCGACACAATTCCCAAGGGAGTGCGGACCGACTACTCGTTTGAATTCGGGCGCAACAAATACAGCACCTATAAAAATGGGGTGCAAACGAATTTGGCTTATAGCAACGCCGACTTCAATACCAATGCCGGCACGCTATGGATCGGTCAAGAGAATTCGGGCTGGGCAGCCGTGGTTTACTACGGCTTGATGCGTTTGCGTTGGACGAATGAATTGCGCTACAACCACGCACCGACGATCGCGACCTATCCGAATGGATGGCAAACTACGTAACCGGCTTTTACCAGCGCCGGCCTTGCCGGCATTTCGCACCAACCTTCAGGAGCCTACTCATGAACGACTACCAAGCCTCGCAAGAACTTCTCGACTACATCAAGCCGACTGAACGGCTGATGCACATGCCGTATTACGACGAGGCCGGGTATTTGACTTGGGGCTATGGGCACAAGTATTCGCCGCCGGAAGTGATCCCGGTTTTCGTGACGACGGCGGCAGCCGACAACATCCTCGCGTCGGATGTGAATCTCGCCGGCAGCGTGGTGCGGCACAACGTCACGGTGCAGTTGACGCAGGATCAATTCGACGGATTGACCGACTACGTTTACAACCTGGGCGAAACCGCGTTCAAGCGCAGTCACATGCTGCAATTGATCAATGCCGGCGACTTCGAAGGCGCGGCCGACGAGTGCAGGAATGCGGATCACGCTCATGTGAACGGACAGCTTGTGGTGCTGGCCGGGCTGAAGGCACGTCGCGAGTGGGATGCGCAGAAGATCGAGAGCGTGCCGGCGATGACGCCCACCTACGTGCCGCCGGCTGAAGGCGAGACGGCGGTGTATGTGCCGCCTACGCCGGACCCCGTGGTGCCGTTTCCAGTGCTTGACCCTGCTACCCTGCCGCCCCCGCCCGCAGAAGCGCCTGCGGCCCCGGTGTGGGGCGGCGGCGGGGTGTTTGGCGGTGGAGGTGCCAGCGGCACGTTCGAAGCCGCTCCTGCGGACCCTCCTGCACCGGCTCCGGTCGAATCCCCTGCACCTGCGGAGTCCCCGGCGCCTGCACCGGCAGACCCATCGTGAAGCCCTGGTACATCGAGGCGCTGGCCGTCGCTGTTGTCAGCGTCTTGATGATCCTCAGTTTTCTGAGGTGAAATAATGGAAGTCGAACACGTTTTTTGTGACGGCGTTTATTGCAAACGCTGTTTTTTCGAAAGAGGAGAAAAAGATGTTCAGCATGCCCATACTTTTGCCCATCTCTCCG